AAAAGGTTGCTGGTCCTTTGAAGGACCTCACTCGACAGACTGTTTGCCTGGCAGACCAACTTGCAGCGGCTATTTATACCGCGGCAGCTACTCAAAAATCGAAGGGCCTCCTCCTCTCTCTAGAGAGTGGAGATTACTCAACGATTGTATCTGCTTCGATAGACCCCGCGGATTATATCCGCGGATCGTCTCCGAATGTAGATACGTTCAGGCGGGACTACCTTTGTGCCGAGCTGATGTCGAAATTCCCCGAGTGGGAACTAGGCATCGATCGGTCAGCTGTAGCCCGCAGAACGTTCTTTGAGGTTGAGGAACATCTCGCTAATCTCCGGTACACTCAAAATCATGAAGTCGTACTCCGTGGCAAACGGACTACGATGCACGCGGTTATGGAAACTGCGCGCAGAAAAATCTTCAAGATGCTGGGTGATGCGGATCTAAACGAGGTTCATTCCTTATTCGCGTTTGGTCCAGGAGCTTCGACTAGTTTGCCGAAGCGGCGTGCTGATGCATCGTACAAATTCGGGGCACAAAGACCCCATCTGTCGTACAATGCTATACCCCTAGCCGATGCGCTTGCGAAGGCGCATCCTACCTGGCAGTTTAACGCCGAGGTTGTGGCAGGGAGTAAGCTTATCACCGTTCCAAAGAACGCTAAGACTGACCGTACGATATGCATCGAACCGGATCTGAATATGTACTTTCAGAAAGGGCTCGGGAAAGCAATCCGACGTCGTCTTAATCGGTGGGGACTCCTCAAGAAGGACGCCCAGCAGTACAACGCCAGGCTAGCTCTTGAAGGAAGTGCGTACGGTCGACTAGCAACTGTCGACCTCAGCAGCGCGTCCGACTCCATTCACATGGGGCTCGTGCGCGATTTGTTTCCACCGACATGGGTTGACCTCTTCGAGCTGACGAGGTCACCTGTGACTGTTCTTCCTTCCGAAGAGACTCACGTCCTCCGGAAGGTGTCAAGTATGGGCAACGGGTACACCTTTGAGCTTGAGACGTGTTTGTTTTACGCCTTATGCACATCGGTTATCGACCTGTTGGCCACGCGAGACATGGACCATCGCTGCACTGTCTTCGGCGACGATATTATTATCGACGGAGAACTGGTGCCTGCCCTTCAGGAGGTTTTGACATACTTGGGGTTCAAGATGAACCCTAAGAAAACCTTCTCTACAGGCATGTTCCGGGAGTCGTGCGGAAAGCACTACTTTGCCGGATGCGATGTGACGCCCTTCTACATTCGCGGCCCGATCAATACGGTACTTCGCAAGTACTGGGCTGCGAACACGATTAAGCGCTACTCGCGCTTACCGTGGGGATTGGACTCTACATACCACGGGGCATACCGCTCCGTAGTTGATAGCATCCCTACCTACCTCCAGGGGTTTAAGATCCCAGAGGGATATGGGGATGGCGGGCTTGTTAGTGATTGGGATGATGTTCGTCCTTCTCGCTGCGACCGCGGTCATGATGCCTGGATGTTCTCACACGTCGTCCCCGAAGTAAAGAGGACGAAGTTGAAAGGACAAGGCACCCTACTCAAGGCGCTCCATACACTGGAGTTTCCTCGAGACAATCCCGATGTAGCTGACGCTGCCAGGGCTATCGACCAGAGGATCGGCGTAGTCATGGCGGGGCACGATGCAATAGCTATCACCGAGTATATGCAAGGGTTACCCCTTGATATGCAGGAGATTAACGATTTGCTCGTGTTCTTATCACGTCAGGATGGGCTTGGAAAGTCTTTCCTGGCCTCATTGCCCAAAATAACGGGCTATAAGGTTTCAGAAACTGGAAAGGCTTTACGGTGGGAGAATTTCGGACCCTGGCTGTGAAGCTCGGGTAATACCGATTCTCTTTTGGTGCGCGTATTGCATCTGGA